CGCCAACGCGCCACTAGGCAACCCAAACACAGTTGCATCGATAGCATCGCCCAAGTCTTTTATCGCTTCCGCGCCGTCTTTTACTAGGTCAGTATTAACGGGTACTGGCCAAGAATAATTAGGTGTAACTGCCATTTTATGCGTCCTTCCATTTTGTATTACTTGGAGTATACCCCGCCCAAGTAGTTGCGGGTGGGACTTGAAACCATATCAAGCTTGGGTAAGTCTCGGTTATTTGCGAAAGCGTTAAAGTCAAGTCCGCCGTATAGCGGGTTATTTGCCAGTTTATGCCTTCGATAAATCCGTTAAAAGTGCTACCAAATACCGCCGGCAGGGCGGCAGTTGTAACCGCGTCGGAGACGTTAGCAGCTATAAGTAAATCCCGCGTTATGTTGGTAACCGTTGGACTATGCAGCGGCACGCTTAAAGTCTCGGGATAGGTGAGCGGGTAAGCCCTAGCTTCGACAAAAGCTAAAGCTTGGTCTGCTGCGTCGTCGGCGTTTTTTAACGTAGTGGTGCGAGAGCCCGCCAACTGGCCATAAAGAATTATTGAAGTTTCGTCCCTTGCATTTCTTGAGCCGCCGGTATAAGTTACCGTAGCGTCATTAACAATTTCTGACCATTGGGCGGCTGTGGTAAGCCCTCGTGCGTTTATGTCGTTCGCCGTTAAAGTTATAAAACTATCGTCTACCCTTGCTTCAAAGTCGCCGTAGTGGATTTCTCCTAAGTTGTCTTCATACAAAACCCCGCGCCCTGATTGCGCGGCAGCTTGAGCCAGTGGGTAGGCGTTAGTCTCGCCGTCGGTGTATGCGCTTAGTGTGTATAGCCCCGCGTCTATGTTGGCGGCTAGATTATTAACTATGTCTAAATTAACCCCGTCGTAATTTGCCCAAGTTGTCGTATTTGGAAATTCTGCCCAAGTTAGGGTAGGGCTCACGTCGTACCAATTAGTTAAAAACGCTTGGGTAAGAATGTTTAAGATTCTTGTACCGTCTAGCTCCTCGTCAAAACCACCAAAACCGGCCGTACGTTTATTTAGCAGCGCAAGCACACCTACACAAGTTATAGAGTAAGTGGCTATATTTCCAATGTCGCCGTACTGGTCTAGGCTTATGTCTATATCTGAAACTGTGCCGGCAAAGATAGTTTGATAAGCGCCGGTACTGTCTTTTATCTTTATGTTCATCTGCTGCGATAGTTCAACGGTTAGCGGGGTGTTCGCGTCCGTAAACATTACTACAGCGCCTACGCTTGGCTGTGGCTGCTCCATAATGTCGCGGCGGCCATTAGTAACGGAAATACTAGCTATGACTTCGTCCGTGTAAGTTGTGCCAGCAAAAGATACCGTAGGGTACGGCGTGTAAGTTGTCACAATGTCGCGCCAACTAGACTTACCGCACCAGTGCGGCGGGCGCTGTCCTGTAATAATTTCTCAATTGTTCGGCGGGCACTTTGAGCGTCTACGATTCCGTTAAGAATAAAGGTATTACCGCCGCCGCCGCCGTTGTCGCGGCGTATAACTCCCGAGCTGTTAGGGGTAAATATTTCACTACCAAATTCTCCAACACGGTAAGACTGCCCAGCACTTACAGAACCGCCGGCCGCTCTGGTGCCCGTAACCCTGTTAATTATGCCGCCTAAGGCTCGCCCAATTGAGCTATTGCCGATTGCATTAACGAGCCCTTGGATAGCGTCCCTAACCTTGTTAATAATGTTAAGCCATAGTTCAAAATAACCTATAAATACATCTTTAATAAAGCTACCTAGTTTTTTCATAACAATAAAAACGTCGTCTACTAAGTTTTTGAATGGCTCAAATTTGTTATAGGCAATTACAAGAATGGCCACTAGCGCCACAATGCCAAGTACTACTAGGCCTACAGGGTTAAGCGCTAATACAAAGTTAAAAGCAGCTGTAAGCAAAGTGACCGTACGTATAATAATGGAAATAGCGGCCAAGCCAACTTGCAAAGTCTTTACGGCTACGGCCAGTACCAAAATAGCCCCGCCTACCTTTAGGAAAGTGCCGGCGTGTTGTTCTAACTTAGGGGTATTTTCTAGAACAATAGTAGATAGTTTTTCAAAGGCCGGAAGCAAGGCTAAGCCTATGGCTTCTTGCACATTCTTAAAGGCTATGCCCATTTTATCCGAGCTATTAGCGGTAGCTTCTGCAGTACCGCCTACTTGTCCTTCAATGGCTTTTAGTATCATTTCTTGAGCGCCCAGCACGTCGCCAGACTTAACCATAGTTTCTATAAGCTTCTTTTCTTCAGTCGTAAAAGTTATGCCCGAGCGGGTTAAGGCGGTAATACCTTTAATCGGGTCATTAAGCGCCTTACCAAGTTGCACCGCGTTACTTGCCGCGTCGCCAAAACCAGAAGCCGCCATATCTAACGCTGCTTTAGTTGCCCTATCAAAAGCCCCGCCGGCTACGTTAATAGATGCGGTCAATTCTTTGAAAGTTGCTAACTTAGCTTGGGTTAATTTTATTACGTTTTCATCTACTGCCGTAGTAGCTTCTAGCGTTTTGGCGTAGTCGGTAACTCGCTTAGTGGCTTCGGGGTATCCCATACTTGTAAGAATGGTATCTAAACGGGCGTTAGCTGTGGCCACTTCCTCGGCAGCTCGTACAGCTGTGAACCCTGCGGCGGCTAATCCACCTAGTGCAACGGTAGCAACTTGTCCGGCCTTCTTGATACTATTTTGAAAGCCTTTTAACTTGCCCTGCACCCCCCCCAATTCTTTATTAAAATTAGAAACGTCGGCTAATAGGTTTAGCTTTAAAGTTCTAATATTTGCCATTTTTAACCCCTAGCCCAATTGTTAAGAATGCTTTCTACTGCCATAATCCAAGCCGTAGTTATTTCTTGTTGGTTATCTCGCAAGGTTGGAAATATCCAATACCCCTCATTACCGCCGTTGTATGGCGGGCTCATATCTGGAAAGCGCCGGCCTTTATTCTTTCCGAAAGTGTTAGCGCCAAGGTTAGAACCGTTTACGCGCTTGGTTAAAAAGGGCTCTGCTCCAAATTCTGAACCAAACAAAACTTGCCCAGATACCGCGCCACCGCTAAAACGGGCTTTACTGCCGCCAATAGTTATATTAGGTATTCGGTCTTTATTGGCTTTTGCCGTTGTGGCTACTCTGGTAGCTTGCTTAGGCATTGGGGCACGCTCGGCGGCGGCCTGTATCTTGGTAGCCGTCCAAGCGCTAATAGCCGTTACCTTGCTTTTAAGTTCGTCGTTAGCGTCTTTTTCAAGATTCTTGAAAGCGGCGTAAAGATTCTTAAGGTCTGTAGGGTCTGCTTTAATAGTTATAGTTTCTTTATCGGCCACCTTCTTTATTCCTTTCTAAAATCTCTAGCACCGTTAGCAAGTCTTCGGCGCTTCTGTCTTCCCAAGAGCTAGGGGCGGTCTGCGTGGCTACTGCTATCTCTATTAGTAGCCGTTGTAAACTTCCTAGCTCGTGGCTTTTGGGTTATCCTCTTTTGGCTCTATATCTTCTATAGAATTTATCCAACTATCAAAAGGCTTTACTATGACTCCTTGGCGCTTGATTATTGAATAAGCTAAAAAGGCTAAATCTTCCATAGCTATACCTTCGCTTAAGTCGCTTATCTTGCGTTTTGTGTGTCGCTCCCACGCTATAAAATCCGCCGGCAAAGTAGTGAGTAACGATTCTTCGCCGTCTATAGTTTTTAGTTCTAGTGTCATTTTCATTTGGTGCCCTGTTCTCTAGTTGGGTTAAGCTCTGGCTACTGTGCCGTCTTCAATGATTAGCTCTACGGTTGTAGTAAGCACGTCTACCGCTCCGCCGCCGGCTACGGGATAGTTTGGAAAGCAAGAGCCCGAGAATGTCGAGCCGTTAGCGTCAAAACTAAATACTAAAGCGGTATCAGGCGCGGCTAAGGCTGCGTCCCATAGTGCGTCACATAATGAACCTGACGCGCCCCAGTCGCTAAACATTTCTACGGATAGCGTAGCGGTCTGGTCAATTGTTTTATATGCGCGTCCTGAAAGTACTTCTAGTACGGCTTGGTTTAGTTCGGTTGTAAGCGTTACCGTTGAAGCTTGCGCGTCGTAGCTATCGCTATCTATGGTTAGGGTCAAGTCCCTACCGGTAATATAAGTTGCCATTTCTGACCCTTCCTTTTCTTTTTGTTAGTTGGTAGTTACTAGTTCAATGGTTAAAGAGCTAGTAAGCATTTGGTTACCTGAAACTTCTTCTATTTGTGGCTGTGACCAGCCGCTAATAATTCCCGTCCCAGTTGGTAAAACGTTGTATACGTCAAGCATTAAGGTCTCAATATTGGCTAACGCGGCTTGGTTATCTGCAGCGCCTACTACCACAGTTAAAGCAAAACGCACGTTAAGCCGGTTACTTAATCCGCCAATAGCTACGGGCGTAATGTATGGGCTGGAAGGCACTAAGACAATAGCCGGCGGGGTTATCTGTTCACGCGGGAAAGCGTAAACTACACGGCCAGCCGCGCCTAAGGCTGTGGCTAATGTGTTACGTAAAGATACTAGGTTAGCCATTACCCAACCATTGAATTTGTGTCGACGTTGCCGCCAAGTAGGCCGATTACTCTTTGAAGCATTGAGCGGCCTAAGCGATACGGGGCGGGGGCAAAGTCTACGCCTTGCTGTCCCATTGTTCCCTTTTGGGTCTCCCAAATATCTACCGCTATAGCTAAAGTGGCCGAGCGTACGCGGGCGTCTAAATCGTATAAAGCAGCTTGAGAAGTTAAAAGCGCTTGGCCGCGTGGTTTAATCGGCGTTGGGATAATGTCGGCGTTAATGATAGCGGCCGTGAATACATAGGCTTGATTACCTACGAAAATAGTATTGTTATTTACAATAAATCCGCTGTTAGCAGACTTAAGGCTAGTTACTACCCTAACCCCATTAAACGGAGCGCCGCAGCCTGTAATTGTTACGCTCTGGCCTATCACAAAATCTACAGGAGCGGCGGCGGTGAAGGTTGCAACGTTATCATCTAGGCGAACCGCTGTAATTGAAGAGCGGTTAAAGTCTAAGAAACTTAAAATAATGTCTTGCGCCGCGTCCGCAACTTGCTGTACTTCTGCGTCTGGATAAATTGAGCCAATGGCAAGTACCGATTTTAGTTCCGCGATACTGATTAAAGCCATTTTATTATCCTTTCATTGTGGGTATGAGCGGGGCACAGGGCAGCACCCCGCTCACATTTAAAGGGATTACGCTACGTTGAACCTGCGGATACCTAACGGCTTTTTTACCGCAATAGCGGCGTAACCGTATACGCTAACTTCAATTTGTCCCGAGCCAATGACGTTTACCTGTACTTGGCGGGTAGGTGACTCGTAGAAGGTTGCAGCTTCTGGGGCGACTAATAGCATAGTGTCATCTCCCGCACCAGTTGCAAAGTGTGGGTCTACGTATAGGTTAGTTCCCAAGACTGTACCGACTAGAGAAGTGCCTACCGTGTCGCCTGCGTTATTCATAGGGTTTGAAGCAGTGTAAAGCGAGCGGCCGGTAGTGTCTGCGTAGCCCATAATTGAAGCCCAATTTGTACTATTGGCTACGAGGTTACGGCAGAAATTGCCCGAGCCCGCGTAACCGGCTGCGGACTCTACGGCAATAAAGCTTTGAAGTCCTGCGGCAGTTGCAGCCACTGGAGCGCTGACATCTCCGCCGGCTACTAATGCAGCAATAACGGCTAAATCGGTAGCCTTTGCATAGGCCGAAGTCATTTCACGTAAAAGCTCGCTTAGAAATGCAGGGCTTGAGCGGTCAATGAGCTCCCAAGATACGATACTAGCGCCACAAAACTTGTTAACGTTTACCGTTAGGAAGTCCGAAGTCATAGCAGTACCGAAAGTAGAAGCGCCTTCGTTTACGTCTGCAACTGTTGGGGCTTGTGTCAATTTAGGAATTGTAAAAGACATTCCACTAGCCGGCAGCGCTCCGCTTGAAATTGCTTCAATTGTTGGGCGGCCGAAAATTGTTGTAGAAATAAATTCATTTAGATGCGGCGCTAGGGTTAGGCCGGTGTTGGTAGTGGTGGATTCGTCTGCTGCTCTGATGTATCCGCGGCTATCATCATTACCCATAGCGGCCTTAATGCTGTGCTCTAGGTAAGAAGTGCCGTCGATAATTGGGCTACGTGGTGCTGTGCGAATTGGTGCGGCGGCCTGAATAGGTGCGGGCGCAACTACTTCTACAGCCGCTTCTATTGCGGTTTCTTCATTTTCCATTAGAGTAATCTCCTCTATTTTATCCTCGGCGGCTATCGCTTCGGCGGTTTGTGGGTCTTCGTCACTGGCTGCTACGTCGGTAATTAGTGCAGCCTTAAAAGCGGGGTTAGTAACGTGGGCTACCTGCTGCAGCGTAGCGGCGCTTATGTGCATAACGCCTTTATCTATTGTGTATTCGTCCGCGCTGGCTTCGATACTAAAAGCGGGGCGTAAGCCTTCGGCGGCTTCTATTAGCGCGTCAGTACCGGCAGAAGTTCCGGCTATCTTAAAGGCCATTGAAATACCGGCGGGGGTAATCTCTTCACTACCTGCAATACCGCGCCCGAGCGGAGCTGTGCGCAAGTGTTCCCGATTTAGAATAATGTCTTCGGCCTTGAATTGTTGGAATGACCCAAATTCAAAAATAACCGAGCCGGCGCTAGTTGTGCCAGACACGCCAAAAGGCACTACCATACCTTTAATTGTGCGGGTGGCTATATCGGCGGCAAGTATTCGCCCCTCAAAGTTAATTAGCATTATTAGTATTTCCTCTCGGGGCTAGCTCTTCCATTTCGCGGGCTTCGTCAATGTCGATTATTCCCGCTTCTAAAAGTTTTACGGTTACATCTATTCGTTCCATAGGTGTACCCCGTAGGTATTCTTCAATCTCGAACCTGACGCGCTGGGTAATCGGGGTAATGTCGTCCATACTTAGGCGCTGCTCTACCGCGATTAAATACGGCGACAAGCTTAAGTCAATTAGTGACCGGCGCTCTTGAATTGTATTTGAGTAAGTGCTACTAGTGCTTTCGGCGTTTAGATACCAAGCGGGTATATTCATAAGCCGCGCTATTTCTGTAGCTGTGTTCATACGGTTAGCGCTTAATTCCATTTGTGTAGCGTCGAAACCAAAAGTTTGCACGTCTAAATTACCGCTTAGGTAAGCCGTTGAGCGCTGCTGTCTGGCATTTTTCCAACTAGACAAAAGGGCTGATACTTGGTTAGCCGGCAGGTCTA